CTTGATCGCCCATCGCACCAAGCTCTGCCTGACGCGCCTGTAGACCTGCCGACTGGTTCAAGCGAGCAGCGTCCAGCATCGCCTGCTGGTTCGCCTGCTCGGCGGTCAGCCCCATGCGCATGTAATCCTGCACCGTGGACTGGTTTGAGCGCTGTGCGTCCAGATTCGCCTGCTGGTTGGCCTGCTCTGCCGTGAGGCCGAGGCGCATGTAGTTTTCCATCGCCTGCTGGTTGGCCAGATCTGCGCGCAGTCCCGCCTCAATGTTCTGCGTGCCAGCGGTGACGCCAAGACGCTGCAGCTCGATATCGCGCTGTTGGTTGCTGATCTCGCCGCGCTGCGCCATCTCCATGACGTTTTGCACGGCAGCCTGATTGGCGATGCCAGCCTGCTGCTCGCGACTGGTATCGGCCTCTCGAGCGGCCATGGCCTGATTGAAGGCCTGCGCGCGCTGCTCGGCGATAAATCGATTGCGCTCGCGCTCTGCCTCGCCTGCCGCGATACCTTCCTGCACCGCCTGACGCGAGCCACCGAATGCTCGAGCACGAATGGCCTGTGCACCGATGTCTTGCTGGCGCAAAGCGGCAGCTCGGTCAATATCGGAAAGCCCCGCCTCAATCACATTCTGCGTGTACGGCGACATGTACTGCTGGATGTCTCGGCCGAGCACGCTCGCGCCCTGTGCCAGTGGCGCACCGCCCGGCCCAGAGACGTCACGCGCCGCAAAGGTGGTGCCGAGCTGACCGGCGCGCACCTGCTGCGGCCCACCAGCGAGCGAGCGACCAACCTGTTGCGTACCGATCTGCATCGGGCCGCCAGCGAGCGACTGCCCGACGCGCTCTGCGCCGATACGCTCGGCCGTAACTCGTGGGTCAAATGTCGGAGCGGTGATATCGCCAGACTGGTAGCCAAGATCGCCAGCAGCCTGACGCGCGGCCATCTCCAGTTCTGGGATGAATCCACCCTCCTGCGCGATGCGACGCACCACATCCTCGCCTGCCATATAGTCGCGCGTGAACGGCGCCACCATCAGGCCGGTGTACGGCTGGTACGGGATTGACGCGACCTGTCGCGCCAGATCCAGATTCGCTAAGACCTGCTGATAGATCTGCGGATCTATCTCGGTCTTCTGCGTTTCTTCCTTCTTGGTCTTAGACTTAAAAAGATTGCTCATAGTCTTTTCTCGAGCACCACTGCGGTGCGTTTGTAGCCCTCGAGCGCCTTCTGCCAGCCGGGGCGCCCCATGATGATCATCGCGTCGCATTGAATGCTTCGCGCCCATTCCTCAACGATAGGGCGAATGACGTCGTCAATTTCTTGAAGATCGCCAGCGCCGATGATCACGGTCAGTTGCTTCATGCGCGGGAAGACGTCAATCGTCGTCACCACGCAAGAGTTGGCCGCAGACCAGAATTGATACTCTCCTTCCTCAATCCCCTCGAGCACGTCTTGATACCCGAGCTGCCCGTAGTTTTCCTTCAAGGCGCGCTCGATCAGCTCGCGAAACGGCGAGACTAGCTCGGCAATCTCTTGCTGTTGCTCCATCATCGTCTTCCGCTCTCCACTACATCAAGGCGCATCGTGCCGAGGCGCCAGTCAGTATTAGGCGCAGCACCCGTCACGCGCATCGCGGCCTGACGGCCAGAGAAGCGCACGTTGGTATACGCGCCGTTGATCGTGTAGCTCTTAGTGGACTCTGACCCTTCTGGCGTCAGTTTGGTCTTGAATTGAACCGAGACAGATCCGAGAGACTTTTCGTCGGGGATAAGCTGCCTCGCCATCATGGTGCGATCACCATTGCCAATCTCAAATGGGCCTGTCTCTGCAAACGGACTTGCGCCATCGTAATTTAGGCCAACCTCGTGCTCGTAGACGTAGCCATCGGATGACACCATGAGCGGGTAGCTAAATACGCCACGGTCGGTGCCAGCGGTTCTGGCCAACGACCCTACTGCCCAGTGGTTCTCCCTATAATTGTAAGACACATACGAGTCAACCTCCAGACTGGTCGCACTCGGGTAAAACCACCAGATCTCGCCGTACTGGTTGTTGGCCACGGCGTAGACCTTGGACTTCTGGGAATCGTTCAGATTCGTGAAGACATAATCCAGAACGTCGCAGCTAATCGGCTTGACAAAGCCATCGTAGATGAAGAATCCAGCCGGGGACATCCAGAAGGCGACCGACTCCACGGCGGCTACCGCCTGAGGCCCAATCAGGCCGCAGCCAGAGGCGATACGCTCAAAGCCGTAGACGAACGGCGGCCCGACGTAGTTGGCCGTGTGGACGTCCACATCGGTAAATAGCAGGTTGACGCCACGGAGGCGCTTGCCAGCCATTAGGGTGCCAGCCGTCTCCAGCTCAAAATCACCCGCTTGATTGGTGATGGCCGGCGTCCAGAGGGTATTGTCNTCTTGGTCGCACCACTGAACCTTTCNGCCTACCCCACCGGCACCGAGGGCGAATACGAACCGCTCCTCGGTCACCATGACCGCCTTGTTGTCAATCGGCGCGTTGGCCAGAGCAGCCGCATCGCTGCCGGTACTGAGCTGCCACTCAAGCAGCTTGCCGTCGTCATTGGAGCAGGCGATCAGGTACTGCCCCCATGTATCCATCGTCCACGTCGTAGCCGGGTCGATGGAGCCTGCATCCGGGCGAGCAACGCCATAGGCATAAGAGCCGTAGGTGGCGCCGCCATAGCCGTTATTGTAGTCAGCATCTGCCCGACCAACCGTAAACCCTGCCGGCGTAATATCGGTCAGGGTGCCAGCCTCGCTCATCACATATAGCTTGGTGTGGGTGCCAAGAGCGATCCAGCGGTCATTCCCGTTGTCGCGCCAAGCAATCACGCCGCGGCATGAACCATTAGCGGCTGAGTTGGACTTCTTGCGCCAGCCGCCTACCGGGCGAATTGTGCCCTCGTACCAGCGAACCAAAGACGAGTCAAACCATCGACCCTTGGCCTGATAGTCGGTGCCATTCTTGTATACACCCGGCGGCAGGTTGATAGGTAACAGCATTTCTACTCCTTCGCGGAAGGCATCGAGAACCAGCCCTTCACCATTCCGGTGATCAGGGCTAGTGCAGCAGCAAGGCCTGCCAACCACTTCACAAAGGCCACAAGGTTCTCTGCGGTAGACCAAGCGGTGGCGAGCTTCTTTAGGTCGCTCTTCACCTCGGTCATGTCCGCCTGCAATGCCTCAAAGTCTTTGCGTAGCAGCGCAAGCTCCAGCGCGTTGTTGTGCTCTTGTTCAGACATGGCACATCACTCTGTTACGGGTGAGATGCCTTATAGGCATCAAACTCGGCCTTGAGTTCTTGGATAGCCTTAATGAGCGGGGCGATCATCTCCTCGTAGCCGATGGATAACACATCGTCGCCACCTTTAACGCTGTGGTCTTGGTAGCCGCCAAAGTCCACGCCCATTGCGTCCATAGTGGCCTTTACCTCTTGCGCCACCAAACCATAGTGGAAACGATTGCGCTTATGCGTACCGTTGTGCGTCAGATTGGCTAATTTGCTTGCTTCTTGCCAGCTAGAGTAATCATCTTGCCATTGGCTAATGGCAGCTTGGTATGCGTCATCATTAGGAAAGTCCACCGGGTTTGGCTTTACCGGAGGAGTGGTGCGGTAATCTTCGCGCATATCCCACTTAAACTTGCGCGGCTTAAGAGCCATGACAAAATCTAGCCCAAGATTGGTGTCCGCTATTTCTGTTTTATCGCGCGCATCAGAACGATTTTGAACTGAGCCATACACATACGTAGTGGTGTTTGAATCACCAAGTTGAACTTGGTCTGAGCCAGTTACTTGCGAGTTATAACCCAGACAGGCCGAATTTTGATAATTGCCAGAACTATATGCTGCATCGCCTATGGCGCAATTTAATTGACCAGTTGTAATGCTGCCGCCAGCAAAGTATCCAAGCACCGTGTTACTACCGCCGGTAGTGATGGCTGAACCAGCAAAACTACCAACGCAAACATTGAACGTACCAGAACTGATGCTGTCTCCAGCGACGTTGCCAACAGCCGTGTTGCTTGCGCCAGATGTAATTTCACGAAGCGCCCAAAATCCAATGCCGGTGTTGTTTCCACCAGTTGCAGAAGTTCCCACTCCTTGCAAAGCGGAATTGCCAACACCTGTGTTTCCGTTGGATTGGACGTTTCTGCCCGCTTGATAACCAACGTAAGTTGTAAAAGAAGGGTTGTAAGAGCCTCCGCCAGCGTCATAACCAATGGCTGTATTGGAAACTCCGGTTGTAACGGATGTGCCTGCGTTTTCACCAACAAAAGTGTTTAAAGTGCCGGTTGTAACGCTATCGCCAGCAGCTATTCCAAGCGCGGTTTTAGCAGAAGTCGTGGCTCCGATAAGACCATCGGTGGTGATGACGTTTTTACTGGCATCCAGCGCCAGCGCCTTAGACGCCGTCAGCGCGCTCATGTTCATCGTGCCGCCAATCTTGAGCACCTTGCCGGAGCCAACCTGAATACCGACAGACGTGCCAGTGCCGTCATCCTTGAAGATGCCGTCGATGGTGTCGAAGTTGGTGTTGAGCTTGCCGCCCCAAGTATCCGCAGAGGCGCCAACCTCCGGCTTGGTCAGTGACAAGTTNGTGGTAGTTGAATCTGCCATGTTAGCTCCTACTGCAAGATCGCAGGGTGAACCTTAACTGTCCACGTCTCTGCGGTATTAGATACCGGTGTCCAAGTCTCGGAAGTGTCAGCCGATGTCGTCCATATCTCTGCCGTGTCAGGCTCCACTTCCCACTTAATCCTGCCAACCGTGGTCATGCTCGAGAGTGCAGACATAGCGATTGTGCCAAACTGCACCCGCACGCCAGTGGCGGTCAGCGTGGCAATCGCACTGAGCTGCGCTTGACCGACCACCACCTTCATGGCGTTAGCGGTCAGTGTGCTCACCGCATTAAGTGCAGCCTGCGCATCCCTAATGCGCACGCCATCAATCGAGAGAGACGCTTCG